ACACACACACACTAATTGCGCGTTGAGTGAAACAAACGTTTTCACTCAATACGCAATAATCAGTTTAACGAATTTGACTACTGGTAACCACATAGTCTACATCGTAAGACTTGTTTGCTTTGATCATATCAATCAATAGATTAAACTCATTTCTTGCTGCATCATTCGTCATACCATTGTTAGTTGCCACAGCCATAACTGCTTCTTCAAAATTGTAATACGTCGGCAATAATTCGTCGTTATAACCCAAAGATGTCACTGCTTCTTCAGTAACTTTGTTACGACCCAACATGTACAAATAACTTAAACCACGTAGTTTAAGTTCTTCGTCACCCATTTTGTGCACTCCGTTAGTAACTTCATATCTTCTTCGTAAACGTAAAAAGTCAGGACAGACAGACATACTGCCGTCTTGTTGTTGGTGTAATATCATTCTCAAAAATATGCCAGTGTGTTTTTTACAAAAATCTTTTGACTCCATGTTGTAATAATCCCTACTAATTTTTCTACTATTGTGAACATTTATTTCACAGTCACTGATCATTGAATTATCATCACCCAGCAACAGCATAATTTTAATGTTTTGTTCATATTCTTGATAAGTTCTGCTATTCACAACCATATTAGTTATAGCATTTCCTAATGCCGTTGTACATTGTCCAGTGAGACGCATCCAACTTAACGACCCACTCAAGTCAGTACCTTTGTAGAACCAATTCTCATGTGTCTTGCGCCAAAAACTTATTACGTCGTCATGAACTCCAAGTTGTTTGTAAACGTACATTTCAAAATTTATTAAATCTTCGTCTGTTTGTCTGTCTTGTTTTGTGAAGTCACGCTCAAATACCCATAATGGTTTGTCTGATTTGATTAATCTCATTCTGGCTGCCAATTCTTCAAGTGTGAAGCCGTCGGCATACACGCATTTTTCACCCAGGAGTTGTTTAAATCTTTCTTTTGCTTGCAAAAATATATCTGCAAATATCGCACAAATCGCATATGTTTGGTGCACGATAATGCGTATTTTTTGTTGTCCATATTGATAACCAATTTCATCTTCTTTCAACAATGATTCAAGTTTACTGTGCACTTTCACGCTGTTGATTGGATGATTAAACCAACCAGTTTGCATCAGTTCAATCAATTCGGCAGCTACGACAGAACTGTTTTTTCTCCTATTCACCCAATCTACTATGTTGTTAACATTGTAGGTTATGGGATCATTCTTAAATTCATCCAATACATGTTGATAATTAGGCACAAAATAACAATTAGCACATCTGTCAAACTCAGACACAACATCCATTTTATGTTTGCGATATTTCACGACACTATGCAGTCTTGATGAAACAGCATTGAATGTTTGGTAGACCCCTTTCGTTATAACAGGTTTAGACATCTCTGGATATTTAACCATAGTTGTCTTAGTGTTAGTGACAATCCTACCTGGAACTTCGTGTGACTTAATTATTCCAGTTTTCGGAGCTAGTCTTGTGACGTGATCGGCCAAGTCAACATCGTCAATTATATCCATCACTTCCGTTCCTATTTCTGGTCCTTCTCCCGTTTCATGGCAAACAAAGTTTGGCGTGTCTGGTTCAGTAAACATTAAAAACTTTTTATTAGCAGGTTCAGAAGCAACAAACGTTTTCCCGTCGTAACCCCTCATTCCATCATTAAAAACACTACATAAGGCATCGAGTTCAACTTCATTGGCAGCTAAAGCTGGTAATTGAGTGTTTTTTGGTTTTGATCCTTTGTCTATCCAGGATTCGGCACCGCGGTGTTCTAATCTTTCTTCAATCTCCTCATTAAACCAATAAAGTTTGTTGTTGTCACTGTCAATATTTTGTTTTCTATCCTCGAGATCCTGTTTTTGACCATAAGAACCACCTCTTACTTTCTTTTTCCATACAAAGGTTGTCAAAATTAAACAATTAGACCTGAACCAAACTAGCGTCAATTCACCGTTCGACTCCTTAATATCTTCTGGTCTCACAAAGACAGTCCTGTTAAGAGAATCCATCGTCGTTATCTCGGGCAATCCGCCTTTCCAGATCGGCCCACAAGTCACTGTTAAGCTAGCCTCATCATAATCAATCAATTCACGATTTAATTCATTTTTATCCACACCCGTAAATGCGACAATATCCTCAGTCGATTTAATGATTTCGAAATATTTCACACAATTCTTGAGTGAAATGTATCCGATCAAATCGCAACTTATTAACTTGTTCATGGTTTCTGTATCATTCAACTCACTTATATCTTTAAACTGCTCGTAATCTAATACATACCTCTCGTTTTCTGGCGATGTGAAACCTTGCTCTTCAAGGAACAAGCCAGTTGGTTTATCACGGGTCCAAGTTTCAACAGTAGGTTTTTGGTCCCAACCAAATCTGAAAATTTGGTCCCTTGTCGTTCTAGAAAATTGTTCACATATACTTTGTGTTAAGTTTGAATCGACCAGTGTTGGCACTGTTGCACCATCCAGTTTGCCGTACAATTCAATGAGTGTTTCACCCATTGTGTTTCTATTTAACAAAGTGTGCATTTCATTCCACTCACTATACAAGTGATGATTTCTAGTGTCTAGACTACTAATCACTACTTTCTGGCAGTTTCTATTCACACTGATCCCTGGGTAAATGGTAGACAATTCGCGTCTACTTTTTTCATTGAACGCGCCCACTGTAACAGTATCATTTTTAATAAGTTTTTTGTGTTTTTTGACCTTGGTAATTGATACACTTGCGTCGATCACATAATTTACCACAGGTAAAGGTCTTTGTCCAGTCAAAACAATTAGTTGTTTTTCCGTGTTGTTTAATCTTGTGACTAACCCAATAACATTACCGGTTCTAGTCGGGACACAAAGTATTCTGTCCTCAAATCTGTTAAATGACTCCGGTAATTCACCAAAGTACATTTCATGAGATTTGAACTTTCTGAATACAATATTTGCTTCCACCAACAAATTCCTTCTACCATAAATGTTCAATTTACCATCTGTTGTTTTTGCTATAACGTCTGTGTACTTTGTTGACCTGAAGGTTTTAAGGTTTGTTTTTAAAATTTGATTGAAATCCATGTCTGCATTGTCAATCAAGTCAGTAGTTATCAATGAATTCATGTCATCGCATGGGTTTTCGGTTTCTATTAAAGTTATTGATTTCTGTGCAGCAGGTATTTTGATAGCGGCGGTTAATGTGCAGTGCTGTTCTCTTTCACCCGTTATTAACAGCCTCAGTTTTGGAGTCTTATCAAACTCTAAATTGTGCAACAATCTGCCCCCAGTTTTTACATTTGGATGGTCAACTTGTATGTCCACTCTCATGAATCGACAAATTTGAATAATTTTCTCTATACTGGTGAACTCACCAATTTCAAAATCAATAAATGCATTATTGATCGTGCTGGACACCTTTGTACTATACTTTGCAACAGCACGTAAACAGTTGGGAACGCAATTGCTATTCCCTTTAGGATCTAATAACACGTGAGATTCTTGTAACTTCGAAAGCTCAAAAATAATGTGTCCTGCTCTAGATTTGGCTTTAAAATTATCGGTTTTGGTGGTGGATACGGAGTCTGTGAAAGTGAATTGAGGCCAATTGATTTGTATATGACAGGATGTGCACAACTTTTCATTTTGTGATCTTAATAACCACATTGATCTGTGACAACAATTGCAAATACCTGTCCTTGGTTCGATTCCGAACACTCCTCGGTTTGACCATCTCCCATTGTGTAATCTAACTAAATCAATCCAATCTATCGATTTGTTAAATTCAGATACTTGATTAGGTTTTATATAAAAGTTAGGAGGTGATTCACTATTTGCTTCACACATTCCATGAGCATGATAACCCAAAGTGGCTATTTCGTAATGACCACGCAGTACTGGAATGGGCATGATGGGTTGTATAGCAATATGTTGTTTTCTGTTCCACCCAATTCTGTGATCAGGGTAATGTGTTGAATTCACTATTATGTAACACTCTTCTGTCTCACCAATGACACAGTGTCTTTTACGTTCACCACAACATGTATTAATCAAAACACTCATCGTCTCTAAAGGTTTACATTTATGGAGGTTACATTTATGTATGTTGTCTCTAATTATTGCTTCTTCCTCAATTGTAATGTCTGTTGTCAATGTAACACTATCAGTGATTGCATTATCTGTTAATTTCAAGGCATGTGCTATGTTTGTAGCGGTATGCCGAATCATTTTATTTGAGTCATTCTTGGTTTTCTCTAACGTGACGTTGAACCAATGGGTGAAATCATCTAATTCCATGTTCAACAGTTCATCAGCATACACTCCGTACCCTTTCTTATTAAGCGCTCCCGCCCATTGAGGTTGATCAAAATCAACTGGCAACAAAATTTGTGGTAATCCTGCTAACATGGCGGTGTGTGTTGTTCCTGAGCCGCAGTGATGTAACATTAATTTACAGTGAACTAATTGTGAGGTATAATCCACATTGCTTACAATTTGTAATTTATCTGACCGGTCTATAAATTCTTTGTTAAATTTGACACCTCCTTCAACAATCGTAACATGTTCACCAAAACTCAACAGTTTTTTAGCTACTGATATTAGTTTGTTTGCATGCTGTTTGGTTTTCATAGAACCTAATGTTAATACACATGTTTTGGTTGTTAAAATTGTCTTTGAATTTGTGTATTTAAATGGTAAAAACCCAACTACCGAGTGGTTTTCTTTCTCAGCCACTAAACCAAAGATTGGATCTATTACATTTACACTTGTGTAATTTTCACTTATTATGTCTTGAGGTGTGGGGTTCTGCAAACCGGCAATGGCGTATTGCTTTATGATGGTTTCTAGTTGCATTGCTCTGTAACCCCGATATAATACATTTTTAAGTGAGTCGAATCTTTTATTTTCGGCTCTTACTAAATTCCAAGGTAATGCATTCAATTCAAGGTAGTTTGCATTGAACTTTTTGGCGATTATTGGTCCCTGTACAGTCAAACAAGTTCCAACAACCAAGTCTGGTTTCAAAATCTTGTAATCAAAATCATTATAAAGTAATGCTCCTTTCTCTTCGGTGTATGCCGTCATTAAAACCTCAAGGTTGTCAGTCCTTAACTCATTCAATAGTTTGATGTGATTGTCTACACTGAATCTTTGTGGCACTAGGGTAACTTTCGAGTCTGCAATACTCCTCACCTGATCCAAATAGCTGTCTGGAAAGATTAATGAAACTTTAACACCTTCATGGACAGCCATGTTTGCTACTTGGAGATGGTTGGTTATGTCACCAAAAGAACCAATGCAAATACAGCATATACTCTTTGGTTTGGTGAAGTCTTTCATTAAAGTGACAGGGTCATGTCTTGCACTAACGGATTGCATCAGCGTTGACATATTGCTGAACAATTTATGGAGATACTTGGATTGTAAGGTCACTTTATTTGCCCCTTCATCAATGCTCGCCGCCCCACTAGTCATTAGAATCTGCTTGGTTCCCCGCATTAATAGGCGTCTAGTAGATATTCTCTCTTCTACATTCATCACACTCATCGTTTCAGTGAACATGTCTTCCTGATGGAAAGCCATATTTCTCACAACTTTCCATATCGTTTTAATAAAGTCTTTTTGTGGTAAATTCATACCAGCAATACCTGAGAGTTTGCTAACAACGTTCAACACCATTTCTTTAGCGCTACTACCTAAGTTATCTAACAACAACTCAAATATACCTTCTTGTTTGACTGTTTCAGGTTGTAGCCATTTAATTGTATCGAACAGCTCAGTAAATTTATTGTTATATCTCAGGTAAACAGCTAGACACAAATCCATAGCTGCTCCGGGTGTCTCTTTATATTGTCTGTAGCTACCACTATCTGAGTAATAAGTAGCATGTTGTTTTGTGCGAACGTGTTTTAGTAAACTGTCGATATCGTGATTTTCTCTTAACAATCTCAACCCGCAATCGCGGAACAATTTACGTGACACAGTGATCTCTTGGCTGGTAACGTTTACTTCCCCATCAATCATACTACTATTCAAGCGTGGTACTGTTAGTGTTATTTGATCACGTAGCACAAATCCTGCCAGTTGACTGTATAGTTGTTTACTAACACCTTGTTCAATGTCACCCACTACAGCACCCAACCCCACAAACGTGGAATCATAACTGAGTAGTTTGTTTTCGTCAGCGCCTGTTTGTATTAGGGCATTCAAAATTTTAGGTATTTTGAAAGTAAATTGCCACATTGGATTGTCAACGAAGGTCGGTGAGCCTTCAGTACACTGCTCAATCGAATCTAAATCTGTTATTAACTTGACGGTTTCAAACTCTGATAAGTCTGTTAACAAATTAGAATTCGTTATCAGATTGTAATCATAACCATAAAGTGCGGCATAATTAATCTCATTAGGTGTTTCCAACGCTTTGATAAAAGCGTCATCTTTTTCAGTGTTCGTGTTATCAAACTGCTTTTTCTTTAATGCCTCGCTAACACTGTTTTTTACTGAACTCAACATTCGATCATCGACGGCATGCAACTCATAAGTAGATAATTCATGATAATCTCTAACTTTTTGTAAATTTAAGAACCCATTTGCGGCTAGAACACCTGCGTGTGGTCCGTAGATTTTGATTTTTCTGTCTTGCTTAGACTTATCTAGACTTAAGACCATTAAAACACCAACAATTTCAACACCCAAGGGCAACGATGGGCAGAAACGATGTATGTTCACATTAACATCTATACCTGCATCTCGTACCATATTCATGATTTTGTCTCTGTTTTGTTCTGTCACGTAGATTGTTCTTTTTTCACCAATTTTACTAGTCATATATAATAAAGCACTCTTGTCGATGTAATGTTTGAAAGCTTTAGTTGCGTGCGTCTTGTGGTAGTGCCATGGAAGCATCAGTCCTTCTATTCCATTATCAGTACGAGATCCAATGAGTGACTTCGTAAGTAAACGCAAAATAGTCATTGCACTAGTCTTAAAACTAGTGGCGTTCAAGAAAATCATTAACGCATTGTATGCATTTGTGTTGTATGTACACTTGGGAGTCACACACTTATAATTTATTGGAGTCTTGACTACATAACAACCTGTTTCGTGATTATGAAGCAGTACCATTTCATTCTCTTTTGTTAGTTCACAAATCTTATTTAAAAATTTTTTGCTGTCACTCATTTTTTGTTCAATTATGTCCGGCACTACAGTTTTTAAATAATTCATGATTTGATTAAAAGTGTGATTAATTACCGTAGTTTTAATTGGTTCCGCAGGGCTAAACGGATATTCTTCACTACCATCTTGATAACCAAGAGTAGTGAGAACATTATGCACATGAGTTTCAAAATTTCTTCCAATAATCATGGGTTGTACCTTAAGGCAATAATCGTCATTTAAAGATAATGAAATTCTAAATTTGTTATGAGTCGTCCTACAAATGATGCTTACCTCAGTAGAATCGTTATAAAATGTAACTTGTGTGCTTGCACAAGCCGAATGCAAGGCACTAAGTTGCATATTGAATGTTATTATATCGGCTTGTTGTGAATCAATAGTGGTGTTAAATTTCGTGTCGAATTTATCGCATTGAATGACCGCGGGTTTCAACAGTTCGTTTAGATCAGACAGATCTTTTGACGTGACCATATTCAATCTGTCATATGAAGTGGTGGCCACACCATTTACTATGTCAAATCTCACCATTAGTATCCCAACTTTACGAACTTCTAGGGATTGACCATCAGAGTTATTTGCTAAAGAAACTTTTACACCGTATTTATCTTCATACGCTGATTTAGATGCATTAAATTTGTCAGCATCAATCATTGTTCCTGTATTGGACACCATTTCTACGCCTGTTATGTTGTCTAATATGGCATTGAATGTTTTATGTATACCACCACCACGCTGTGGGGATAATGTGTAGACTCTTGAACTTAATCCTTTGTTGTGTTGGTACATCCCGATCGATATCCAAAACAAGTGTTTAACCGCTCTGGATGCGGCTGAGATCACATACTTTTTATCTGCACAAATGCCGAATGTGCTTTCATTTGGTTCTTGAATAACCACAACATTATCGGCCTCGTTACCTTGGTAACTGTGAACGGTTTCAACAACAATCGGATGTAACCTCTTCAACCAAAATGCTTTCTTCGCTTGGAAAAATACTAACACTACATTAGGTTTAAAGTTCCTGACGTTATTTTCTATTTCTGCAGTCACTTGTATAGAATTTTTCTCATAGTTTGCAAATCTAATGTCAGTGTCATGTTCAACAGATGGATGACACATAATTCCGGGGATTAACGGGGACAACTCAGAAACTAATGAAGGTCCAAATCTTCTAGATAATAATTTGGTCTCAATCTTTTCGGGTTTGACAACGTCAGTAATATTTTTAACTTCCCTAGTCCCAGCTGACTGCGACATATCGACGAATGGAATTTGATTGTTGTCACCATACGCATACATTTTGTCGCACAATGTGAGAACCAACACTCCGTCAAATGGTTTAACTAAAGTACACTCATCCAAGTACACAGTCTTGTATTTCTTCCCCTCACTCAAGAATTTCTCTAAAGATTTAACGTTTACAATTTTCTTCATTTCTTTAGCTCTCCGATAAATGCTTGATTTATTGTGGGAAGTCATAGCGATGATACAATCTCCTGCGTTATAACTATTTAATATTTCGTATGTTTTCCCTGCTCCCGGAACAGCTAGGACACATTCTGTATTACTTAATTGTTCAAAAAGTTTGTTGCTTAATTTGGGAACCCTTAACAAACCGAAAATTCGCCTGATCATACTTCCAGCGGATTCCTTTGTAATTCCAAACAAAAGTTGAACACCAACTCGCACACCAGTTATTTTTACTACTAATGTATTGTGACGAGTTTTTAAAATCGGTACCGCTATCATGTTCGACTGGTGACTTAAATGGATGATGTCTCCCACTTTAAGTTTTGGTAAATCTAAATTTTCTAATTCTATCAAATCATCAAATCTTTTAATTACCCTCATTTTATGATAATTTGTAATATTGGCACCGAATTTGCATTTTAAGAATATTCTGATAGCTTCAGTGATCTCGGCCTCGTACAATTCGTCGATAGTATTAGTTAATGCGACATTGTAATGTCTTGTTAATTTATCATGTTCAAGAACAGTCTTACTCGAATCGTTCAACAAATTCATCAAAGCTGAAAATTTGACTGGTATTTCAACTGTTTCTAATTCCATACTATCTTGACTCAAACTTGTTGTTTGAAGGAATTCGTGACCATGCTTAACATCAACAACAATGTTAGGTTTTGCGTGACGAAGTAGTTCTAAAGTGTTTGTTGAAATTTTAACTATTTCTAGGTTTACGGTTAGCAATTGTTCAATATCTAGTTTCACTAAATCGTAATGTTTCTTATATTTCATGTTTGACATCTTGTTATACTGTTCCAAGTCTGCATTCAAGGTCCAAACTGGCGTTATAGTACAATTTGAAATTTGTGACACTTTGGCTGGTGTCCAGTGTGCGCCTGGTTTATCTAAGAAATCATTGTGAACAATAACTGCAAATTCGTCACTATTAGTTGCTTTGTGGATTATTCCACTTTGCTTTGACAAAACCACAACGTTCAATTTCTTAAGTTCAGCAACAGAGATAATTTCATCGTTACTCCAAAAGTTATCAGTTTTGCTTACAGCTTTAAAATCTTCAATAGTTGATCTATTTTGATAAAAGAAATTTAATGCGTCATAGGCACAAGTATCTAAACCTGAATTTGCTACGGGCATTGTGTCTTTGACAACGAAACTTTGTGGAGTCACAACGTGAGTCCCAAATGGGCAGTACAATATTAAACTTTGTTTTTCATTAGTGATTGTGTAAAGGTTCACGAACCGTGCTCCTTTGCTGTAAATCAGCTCAGCGAAATGTACACTGGTTGCTTGACTTAATTGTGAGTATAAAACACTTAGTCTATTTGAGTTTCCCCACGGTGTTTCAGGTACTGTTGATTCTGGTGTACGCTCTGTTTTTTCTGGAACGTCATTGAGTAGTTTGGCGGGTCCAGGTGTTATAGGCTTGTTAGGAACATTTGCGTCGGTTTTAACTGGTTTGTTAATGTTATTGTTTGAGTCTAAATAATCAATTTTTTCTCCTTTGTTTTTTGTTGTTAATTCTGGTTCACACCATGGACAATCGCCAACGAAAAGTGGATGCATACTACTCTCATGATTGTGTGTGTGTTTATAACGATTGTTGCAAACCACACAAGTGTGTTCATGTGAACCGTCTGATAGTTCGACGCAAGGCAACACTGCCTTCCTTGCTGGTATGCCATTGTAATCAAATATTTTTTCATTACGTGTCTTCACTTGCTCTGACGGTTCTATTTTTTCTTCAACTACTATATTCAGAGTCTCAATTAATTGTGCTGGTGTATTAGCGCAGTGGGTGCACCTAAAAGTGGAATTTCCCAAACCACAACAACCACAACTGTCGTTGTGTATATCAGTGTGGCAGCAACCAAGGGGCGTTTCGTAATGCGTGATTAGTTGAATGTTTTCGTTAGTAGCAGTGTGTGTCCAACTCTCAATTTCGTCCCAAACTGGATCATTAGCATATTCTGTTAAAACACTGTTATTGTTTGTGAAAAAGTCGTTGAGTGCAGTTATAGTAGAATTTTTGTCTAACATCTTTTTAATAGTGGCTGCGAGGTAGCCGAGTGAATTGTAACCAATTAAGTTCAATATACCTGTTAAATCAGGTGTGGCAGAATTCAGTAACGCGCGTCTTTTGTTGGTAGCTCTTGTGCACAATAGTACGGATATGAAAACGTGATCCATGATCATTTGAGCACTCACGTCATAATGACTGAATGATTTGTCGAATAAGTTGTACTTTGAATGAGCGAAGCCCAATCCGTACTCCGCGAGTTCTTTGGCACTCACATTGCCGGTCAAGTTTCGTGTAATTAAAGTAGTCAACAATTCTTTGTGTAATTTGACAGTTTTGATCACGACGATCGGTGCTCCGACTAAACCAAGAGCGCTGTTGTAGGTAATCGTAGGGATAGTAAACGTGTTTCGCAAATCTGGATTGTAAATTGTCCAATCTTTGAAAGTCACAACTCTACGTACCGTGACGACACATATACTATCATAAGTTTGTCTACTAATGACAAACAATTTATCATTAATGCTCATTATGTTAGCATTGAATAACAACATTTTATGTGTGGAATTAATATAGTGTACTTCTGTTCTCATATCATGTGTCATTAAACAAGAATTGTTTGACCTATCAAAACGTATGTTAGTGGTTGTATCATAATCTGTGACACCAGCTATGCCAGTCGGCAAACAAAACACGACAGAACAGTCGACTTCTAGTTGACTAAGTAGTTTGAAACCAGCTACTATACGGTCAATTGACACCACAGTGTTTCTAAATCCGTAATTTTGATTGCTGTCGGGCCATCTGTTCCAATTAATATATGCTGGTGATGGTGGAGGGTGTTCACTGATGAGTAACGTGGTTTCACCAGAGTTGTGTAGATTTGCTGTTAAACCAATTGTTAGATTGTCTAGTAATGTGTTACCAACAAGACTACCTTTACCTCGTGCAAACACTAGTTCTGGTGCTAGTTTCTTAAGGTATGATTTGGTCAAGTTATCTATCGGTTCGTGTAAAGTTATTAATTTGGCGTTGAGCCTAGATAATGCTTGCACAACCACTCTCAAATCGTGCTCTTGAGCAATATTCTCAAAGGCACCACTAATGCTATTACCATTGTCTAAATATTCTGTCAGACTCATTGGATCAGGCACCGTGGATCCGATTTTACCTAATGGTTTAATTGTCAACTCTTTATAACAATTTAAACAAATGCAATTAGTGAGGACATTTTTGTGGTTATGACCTAGGATTGCTTCCATTTCACAATTGGCACAATAAGCCACGTTAACAAGTTTTGGTAAGTGCTTAACATTTAGATGCAATTTTAAAATGTCAACACTTGAAGTGATTGGTTCATCGAATTGTTTTAGGAGTTCTAAACATTGTTCGGGTGTAAATGGTGTATCATACATATCTGACACTTCAAAGTAAGCTGCCACGTCGTTGTAGATATCATCTAACAACTCCATTTCATCCTCACAATGTTCATGTTCTTCTTCCTCATAATCGTAACTATTGTATTCACCTAGATATAAGTCTGAAATTGTTTCACATAACGAATCAATATTTTCATCATCATCTTCTGGCAAATTGTTTAAAATTTCATTGCCGAGTTCCATCACCATGTTAATGGGATCATCTTGTTTGTGACATTCAAATAGACAAACGAATTTCGATCTCACCGTTTGGAGGATTTCTGAGAGTAACTCTTCTCTGGTAAGACCACTAATTTTCATGGCTTCCTTGAAGTAAACAGCCCCTCCAACCATGTGAGAGTATTTATGTTTGACTTCCGTGACTCCTGTTGCGCCAACTATTAATTTAATTCTGTCGGCATATTCATCAACAGGATCGGACATTTTTACTGTCTTTGGAAAATCTTCATCGATTTGAAGTCCAAGACAGTGTTTGTTACGTTGTATGGCTGTTAGCGTTTTTTTGAAACTGGTGTAACAACGTATTTTGGAGGGGACACCACCCCCTCGTGTGTGTGTGTGATATGTTTCTACTTTAGCTAATGAGTTCATTTTGTTTAAGGG